ATGAAATTAAAGCATCACAGTTTGAGTTTTATCAAATGGAACCTTTTGAAGTTACAGAAGTGATTACGAATGAACCTGGTCAACGTGCATCTGTTAGGGGTATTTTTTTAAATAATCCTAGTCAACCCGTAAAAGGTAAAGACGGTCTAATAAAGCCAGAGAGTCCGTATACAACCACCGTGCCTTTAGTTGGAGAGCATGTAAATGTAATTGAGCATAATGGTCAACATTTTTACACTAATATCATAAATAGAAAAGGTGATATAAATGAAAATTCAATTCCTGGAGCGGCTGGAGTCTATGAACCAAACACTAAATATGGTGGTAATTTCAAAAGACGTAAAGTAAAACCGTTAGAAATAAAAGAGGGTTGTGTGCTTTTTGAGGGTAGATTTGGTCAATCCATGCACTTTGATGGACATAATAACGTACCGACTATTAAACTAAGAACCAACATTGATGAAACAGAGGGGGAATTCACTACTGAAAATATTGATACCGATGATGCTTCAATCACGATGACATCCGATGGTAGTGATTTAACTTTTGACGGTAGGAATTATCCAGGAAAAAATATCATAATAAAGTCTGACAATATATTTATTAGTGGAGATAGTGTGAATATAAATTCTAAATCGGGACAAACGATAAAAATGGGTAATCCAAGTTTACCAATGAAACCAACAGTAAGGGGTGATGTTTTATTACAATTTCAATCTGACATCATAACTATCTTGAATGATATACAGCAAATACTAGCTGTTCCAAATCCTGCTGCAATATCAGCTAAAGCTGTAACCTTGATACCAAAAATAAAAAGAGTGGTAGAAACAGTAACAAAACAAAAATTTTTAAATAAAGATATTTTAGCATCATAAAAAATAGGAGTTATTATGACTAAAAAAGACCTCGTAAAAATAATTCGAGAAGTAGTTAAACGAGAGGTACAAAAAGAAGTAAAAAAGATATTTATAAAAGAGAGTACCTCACCAAAGTTAGAAAATATTTTAACTGAGGTTGAAACCTCTAAACAATCCACACCAACTAAAAAATACACCGATAATGAGGCTTTAAATAAAGTTTTGAATGAAACAGTTGCACTTTCAAATAAATCAACTGATGAGTATCCAACATTGGGTGGTGGAGCGTTTGATACTAAACGTATGACCGAACTTTTAGGTTACGGTAAAACTGATGATGTAAAACGCGATATGGTAGCCGTGGACACATTCAAAAAGGCAGGTGTATCATCGGAGCAAGTTCCGGAATCTGTCACTAACGCTTTGACAAGAGATTATAGTGACTTGATGAAAGCCATGAATAAGAAAGGTAAGTAATGCCAGGTGCACAAGAAAAAGATTTAAATCCAGATACCTTTATAGGTTTATCTTTTCCGCTACGTAGAGACAACACTAGTGATTTTAAATTAACCCAAACATCTCTAGAGCAAGCTGCACATAATTTACGTAATCTTTTTTTAACTTATCCTGGTGAAAGGGTCGGTCAACCCGAATTTGGAAGTAGATTAAGAGACTTGTGTTTCGAACAAATAGATGATGATTTACCAGGCAAGGTAGAGGAAGAGGTGAGACGGGCAGTCACGAACTGGTTACCGTATATAGTCATACAAGAGGTCAACACATTGACTGAAGATGGTGATGAAAATAAAATTTTAGTACAAGTAAAATATTCAACAACGCTGAACCCTAATACTTTAGAATCGATTACGGTTGACGCAACTTACACCGCCACAGCATATTAGGAGTGATAAATGCCACGCACAAGTGTTAAAAAAAATAAGGTAAAATCAGTCAATTATCTCAATAAAGACTTTAGTGACTTTAGAGATAATTTAATTGAGTTTGCGAGAATATATTTTCCCAACACCTATAATGACTTTAATGAAGCTTCACCAGGTATGATGTTTATAGAAATGACAGCTTATGTTGGAGATGTCTTATCATATTATATAGATGCACAATTTAGGGAGTCTTTATTGGCTTACGCTGAGGAAAAAAGAAATGTGTATACGATAGCTCAATCATTTGGTTATAAACCTAAAACGACTTCACCAGCGTCAGTTGTTTTGGATGTATTTCAGTCAGTTCCAGCACTAAATGGAAAACCAGATTTTCGTTACGCTTTGAATATTGAAGCTGGTTCAGAAATAGTTGCTGGTTCAACCGGCACTAACTTTAGAACTTTAGAAGACGTTAATTTTAAATTTTCTAGTTCGTTCGACCCAAGACAAACAGAGATTTTAGAAAGTGACGGTGGTGTGGCCACTAAATTTTTGCTTAAGAAAAAAGTTAAAGCTGAGAGTGGTACAATAAGCACTGATACATTTACTTTTGGAGCTTCTGAAAAATACAAACAAATTAAATTATCAAATCCTGATGTTATTGAAATTATATCATGTACCGATAGTGATGGTAATACATGGTCTGAGGTTGATTCTTTAGCCAGAGATACGGTTTTTGAAGACATGGAATCCAACACATTGAATTCACCTGACCTAGTCGAGGATAGGGAAACTGTACCATACATTTTAAAATTAAAAAAGACATCAAGAAGATTTACAACTTTTATAAATGAGAACGACCAAACCTTGATTAGATTTGGTGCCGGAATATCAGATAATCCCGATGAAGAAATACTACCCAATCCTGATTCGGTTGGTTCGAATTTACCAGGTAGTCCATCAAGGTTAACATCTGCATTTGACCCAAGTAATTTTTTGAAGACTCAAGCTTTTGGTCTTGCACCATCAAACACAACCTTGACTATAAAATATTCTCACGGTGGTGGTATCAATGATAATGTAAACTCTGGTGATGTTACCAACATATCAAGTATAAATTTTGCGATTCAAGACACTTTATTGGAATCATCGATTGTACAAGAATCAAAAGACTCTGAAGATTATAGAAGACAAAATGGTTTTAGAAACTTTGGTGATGATTTAACTTCTTCAAATCCACTTACAGAGAACGGATCATCTCAAGATAATAATAAAACTTCCATAAGTGCTTTCACATATCCCATTGACTTAAGCACCAATAATCAAGATGTTCTAAAGTTTGTAATAAAAGAAAGAAAACCAAGAGAGCTTACAGCTGGATTGCAGGCTGATAG